GAGAGTGATGTCTATTATAATCAAATCAACAAACGTATGAAGGAGTACTTCCCTCAGAAATTTGCCGAATCTTCTACTGAAGAAAAAACAAAAGCTGCACCCGTCCAAAATGTAGCTTCTGTTAGCAGAAGATCAGGTGGACGCAAGTCTGTGAAACTCACCAAATCACAGGTAGTTATCGCTAAGAAATTAGGGGTGCCGCTAGAGGAATACGCAAAATACGTGAAAGAAGGAGCTTAATATGGAAAATAAAGTAAAAACTTCACGCGAGTCTGAATCTAGAACAAAACTTTCTAGAAAGAAAGATTGGACTCCACCATCCAGTTTGGATGCGCCAGCTGCGCCGCAAGGCTATGCACACAGATGGATAAGAACTTCTACAAATGGTTTTGAAGATCCAGGTAATGTATCTAAAAAACTTAGAGAAGGTTGGGAATTTGTTAGAGCCGAAACTGTTATAAGTGAAATCGGTGAACATGATTATCCTGTTATCCATGAAGGAAGACATGCTGGTTTAATCGGAATTGGTGGCCTTGTGTTGGCAAGGATACCGGAGGAGATATTGAAAAGTCGTGCTGAGTATTTTAGAAAAATAACTCAAGACAGAACAGACGCGGTAGATCGAGATCTTATGAAGGAGCAACACCCGGACATGCCTATCAATATTGATAGACAGTCTAGAGTTACCTTTGGTGGTGGTCGTAAAAAATAATTTTTTTGCATTACCTACCGAGATAGCTTGGATAATATAAACAACTAAACGTAAGGAAATACTATGTCAAATCAACTAGAAAAGTTTGGTCTTAGACCATACAGAAAACTAGACGGTACGCCATTAGTAGGAGCCCAAAACAGATACACAATTAAGCCAGGATATGGCACTGCGATTTATCAAGGAGACATGGTTGTACCAGTTTCTACAGGTAATATCGAAAGACATACTGCTGGTAATGCTGCTGCTGTTGTGGGCGTTTTTAACGGAGTGTTTTATAACGATCCAACTACTCAAAAGCCAACTTATAAGAACTACTACCCTGGTGGAATTACACCAACTCAAGGCGATATTACTGCCTTTATTGTTGATGACCCAGATGCAGTTTTCTTATCAGATGCAGACGCGGCTTTTACGAGAGCGGATTTGTTTAAGAACTATTCTGTTACAAACACTACAGGTGTAACACAAACAGGAATATCAAAAGTACAATTGGACGTAAGTGCATCAGGAATTGCATCTACATTCGCTGTACAAGCAATTGACATTTCGCAGGACCCTGATAACTCAGATACTTCTGTGTCAAATGCTAACATTCTTGTTAGAATCAACAATCACTTCTTTAGAAGTGGCACAGGTATAGCATAAGGAGATAAAACATGGCAATATCACGAGCACAACTAGTTAAAGAACTAGAGCCAGGTTTGAATGCTTTATTCGGCCTGGAATATAGTCGTTACGAAAATCAGCATGCTGAAATTTTTGCGACTGAAACATCAGACAGAGCTTTCGAAGAGGAAGTAATGTTAAGCGGTTTCGCTTCTGCACCAACTAAACAAGAAGGTGCTGGAGTAGTGTTTGATCAAGCGGGTGAAACTTTCACTTCAAGATACAACCACGAAACAATCGCATTAGCATTTGCTATCACTGAAGAAGCGATCGAAGATAACCTATACGATAGACTTGCGGGAAGATACACAAGAGCCCTTGCAAGATCTATGGCAAACACGAAGCAAGTTAAAGCTGCGAACATTTTGAACAATGCGCAAGTTACTACTGCAACTGGTGGAGACGGTGAATCCCTAATCGGAAACGCTCACCCATTAGCAACAGGTGGTACTTTCTCAAACGTTCTTGCTGTTGCTGCAGATCTTAATGAAACTTCACTAGAACAGTCATTAATTGACATTTCTGGGTTTGTTGATGAAAGAGGCTTAAAAATTGCTTCTACTGGTAGAAAAATGATAATTCCAAAAGAATTACAATTTACTGCTGAGAGAATCATGAAGTCGCCAATGAGAGTTGGAACTGCCGATAATGACATCAATGCAATTAACAACATGGGAATGGTTCCTGAAGGTTACAGAGTGAATAACTTTTTAACTGACACAGATTCATTCTTCTTGTTGACTGATGTGCCTAACGGACTTAAATATTTCGTTAGATCGCCCATCAAAACTGCAATGGAAGGTGATTTCGATACTGGTAACATGAGATTTAAAGCTAGAGAAAGATACAGCTTTGGTTGGTCAGACCCAAGATGTATATTTGGTAACGGAAACTTACCAACTAGTTAATAAATACATTCAGTATTTACTTAAAAGGGGCGGTGTTCACATCGCCCCTTTTTTTATGTATAATATAAAGACCTAGAAATTAAATTAATTTTGTAGACTGGCTAGGCAGACGGTATAGAGACTACAAAGTTTAACCGCTATACAAGGAGAAACTATTATGGCAAACACTACTTTTTCGGGACCAGTAATTTCAGACAATGGTTTTATTGTTCCTACTTTTACACTAGCAACTTTACCTACAGCAACAGCAGGTTTATTAATCTATGTTTCTGATGCAACAGGGGCCTCTTTAACAGGTTCTCTTTGCTTTGGTAATGGCACTAATTTTGTAGACGTTACTACAGGTGCTGCAGTAGCATAATTAATCGTGGCTCCTTCGGGAGCCACACAATAAGGAGAATTTTATGGGATTTAAATCCGATATACAAGCAACGAGATTTACTGCTGCAGGTGCTTCTGCAGTTATAGCTCAACCAGTTAGAGTTAGAGGATTAATTGTATCTTCTTCTGGTGGGGGAACGGGTACTGTTCTTTTAACTACAACCGAAAAAACAGGAGATACTTTATTACATTTAGATATTCCTACAGGTGATGTAGTTAACTTTTCACTACCTGAAGATGGTATTCTATTTCCTCAAGGTGTTTTTTGTTCAACACTGACAAGTGTTTCATCTGTTGTTTTATTAACTGATAAATACTCAGGACCTAATCTTACAACTACCAACAAATAGATTAAGGTGAGTAGTAGAGCTAAACTTTTTATAGCGGGTAGTAAATACGCAGGAACTAAAATAAAAGATATTGTTAAAACTTTAAAGCGTAACAATCAACCTAAAAAAACATCTAGTAAAAAAACTCTTACAAAATCAAAAAGACCTTTATTTAAACAAGAAGCTCTTAAAGCAAATACTTTAAGAGCACGTTTAAAACTTAAAAGTATTAAACCATATCAAAATGTTTCCAGTAGTGGGAGCACCAGTAAATCAGCTATAGTTCCAGCCAAGTCACAATCACAAAAAGGAAGTTCTTTTAAAACACATGAGGTGAAAGGGAATATGGCTGGTAGTAGAGCAGGTACCGATAGTGCTGAATCTTGGAGAATAGATATGGAAAGATTAACGAACATGCCGTCTTTCAATGAATTAAGAAGATCAGTAATTAAGAAAAAAAGAAAAGCTCTCGGTGGTGTTGCTAGTTTTAGTAGAGGCGGAGATAATATGCCTGCTAGAAACAAAAAGAATTTTAGATCTACTAAAAGTGGTGCAGGTATGACTGCTGCAGGTGTTGCAGCATACAGAAGAAAAAATCCAGGAAGTAAATTAACTACAGCAGTTACAGAAGATAAGCCTGGAAAGAAAAGAGCAGCAAGAAGAAAATCCTATTGTGCAAGATCTGCTGGGCAAATGAAAATGTTTCCAAAAGCTGCTAAAGATCCTAATTCTAGATTAAGACAGGCTAGAAGACGTTGGAAGTGTTAAAAAAAATATACTGGTTATTCTTAGACACCTTGATGTATGTTATACTAGGTGTATTATTTTTTTTAATTTTAGGGGGAACATTTATTAAAACCATGATCGATAAATATATTATAAAATTTCTAGAGTTTTGCGATAACACTGCAGCTAAAATAGCTGCTTTTTTTAATAAAAAAAAGAAGAAATAACATGATGGTTAAGTGCAAAACATGTGGCCATGGGTGTCATTGCGAATCAGATAAAATAGATTCAGAACATTACACACCTTTAATGGATGTGTGTGAGTGTAAAAAATGTCAACATGAAGTGGAAGAAGATAAATACGAGGAGTGTTTATCGTGTCAGTAATGGAGGGTGCCTATATGGAACCAGATATGAATTACAAGTTCACAGCTATTCTAATAGTAGCTATATGTTTATTAGCACTATTTGGTGGACCTACTAGGTGAGTAGAAAAACTAATACTATGTTAATTGGATTGTTAGGTACAATCCTACTGGGACTTGCTACATGGACATTAGTCACACTTATAGAACTTCAATTAATGGTAACTATGATTCAACAAGACTTATTCAGTATTGACAAACAATTCGGTAGAGTTTACAGTTTCATTGATTCTGTTAGAAGTAAATAATGAACCTTTCCAAAAATTTTACCCTTCAAGAGTTAACCAAGTCGGACACTGCTGTCCGTAAGGGTATAGATAATAATCCAAACTCAGATCAAATAG